GGTTGTGCACTTGATAAAGCAACTACTTGGTAAAATATATTAGGCTGCCCAATAGTCTTAACAGTATTTTCATCATTTAATTCACCTGTTGATATGCTTAATACGCTCCCACTAAATTCTCCATCATAAGTTGGTCTTCTTCCAGCATGGTAGTCATAAGCTACTGATCCAGAAATAGTTGTTACTTGTTCTGTCCAACCTACTTTATAGTTACTTTGTCCACCAAAACTTCCTCCATCTGAGCCAGAGGTTTCATGTATTGGTATCGATCCTGTGTACTTAGGTAGAGTAGCAGAACCGGATACTTGTTTAGCTTTACTTTTATCAAGCAAGTGAGATTTAAGTACTATACCTGCATTTAGATTAGATCTTGCTGGTATAAAATCTCTTACTATTCTAAAGATAGAATTATCAAAGAATTTAATAAGTCTTATGAAGTCTCTCGTATCGTATCGATCTACATTACCTAATATATCTTCTGATAAAGTCTCTAGGGTAGAGTAGGTTTTTTCAAACTCTTCTCTAGGATCTCCTACATATTCATCATAATCAAATCCAAAAGGTAGATTAGATTTTATGTAGTTATTAATATTATCAGCGAATGATACCCCTATTTCTATTGTATGTACATCTTGAGCAAATTTATCCGGCTCTCTTAATACAAAAGTTTGGTTAGATAATACACTAGAGGTGTTCGGAGTATTAGCTTTCGGAACATATAGTTCGTGAGCTGATAAGCTTCCTGTATTATCTAATCTAATCTTATCAAGGGAAGAAGTATATTCCTGAGTAGAACTCAAGAAAGGGTCTCCATCCACGTTACCGCCTCCAAACATTTTAATTGATAGCATCTCTGAGGGTATACCGAAGCAGTTAATTAACGCTCGAAGCGCTCTTTCGGTACCCTTCCCTTTGGATAAGATGGGTAAGTTGTGGTATATTCTCTTATATACTTCTTTTTGATAAGTATCCATTGGCATCGGCTGTAAGTGTTGACTTGCCGATCCTGTTGTAATTTGACTATAGTTGTTTATTTGTTCACTTCCAGAAGCATAAGGTGCTCCAGTAAACATAGCGAATATTTCTCCTAAGTTAAAGTTACTGTTATATAATTTAACGCCCATCGATTGAAGAGCATCTCTAACTAAATCTTTTGATATACCGTAATTTATTCTATTATCAGCATCAAACTTATCTGATACTGCTCTAAGATATATCCAAATATTATCAAAATGTTGACCTAACATATAAACAAATGCTAATGCCTCTGAATTACGAGAATCATCTCTTATAAATTCAGGTATTGTATTTGTTAGTATATCAAAATTATTTGTATCATATATAGAAGCTGATGCTATTTGTTCGTTGTACCAGCTTTGAGTTGTAGTAGTTTCTAGCGTATAAGGTCTAGTATCGTTTGATTTAGGCCATGCTTTAGAGCCTGATTCAAAATATAAGTACCTTTCGTAATGATCAAAGTTATTTACTACACCTTTAATTAGTCCTTCGTAGTGCTCTCTACTTCCTGATATACCTGTTAGTATGTAGTTAGCACTGTTGATTGTTGTAATAGAATTATCATAACTAGTAATAAGATCTAGTTTGTACTTAAAGTTTCTTATTCTCTCTTCTACGGAAGAAAAGTGTATGAACTGATCGTATTCGGTATGGTCAATTGCAATGGCTGCGCTGTTCTCGTTAAATAGAGAATAGATTTCATAGTAAGAACTTGATATAGGGTAAGCAAATAATTCATTAACGGATAAGTATTCAGTAGGGTTATTATTTTCATCTGAAACTTCTACGTTAAAGTTAGGTCCTTTTAAGCTAGGAATGAATATTTCTTCTTCTTCTAGTTCTGCTTCTATAGAAAACCCAACAGGATTACTTACTTCCTCTACTAAAGTTATTACTTTCTTTAATTCTATGTAAGAAGGTGCTGGTTCATATAGTTTGATGTCAACGTAATCTTTTCCGTCTACGTTTTCATACTTTATATTTAATGCAGTTAAAAGATTATTATCCCCACAGTTTACTTTAAAATCATCAAAGTTACTTGAATCATTTATTGAAGTTTGAAACTCTTCTACTTTTAATCTTAGATCATCGATAGAGTTTTTAAATACTTCTAATCTTATCTCTGTTGAATCATCGCTTATCTCACTGACGTAGAACTGACCTCCTTCTTTATTCTCTTTTACAAAAGGGTTATTTAAGAAATTATAAACACAGTATATATCTCCATGAGGGAATCCTAATAGGATAGCGTCGTTTTCTGGATCTAGTTTTAGTTTAGAGGTTTCGTTTCTTTGTCCGGGTTTAGGAAAACCAGATTTGTATTGTCTATAATCTTCTAAGCTACTCAGTAAGTTTCCTTCAGAGTCGTATATATAAAGTCCTACTTGATGCTTTTGAGTATTAAATACTGTATTAACAGCAAACGATTCTATAAGCTCTTTATCGTCAAACTTAATCTCATCTTTTAGGTTTACGTCTTCTAAAAGATCAGCAGGATTTATAGTATATATCTTAGCCATTGTTAATAGGTAGATTTAGCTGATGCGTCAGCAATTTGCTTTCTTTTCTTAATTCTTTGTTCAGTCTGTGCAGTATCTTTTTCAACTACGTCTTTAATATCTTTAGTTAATGATACACCAGACTGGAGTTCAATTATTTGTGTATTAGCTTCTAATAACTGTTCTCTTAATTGGGATATCTCATCTAGTAAAGGTTGAATATCTTCAGTGTCTTTATCAAAATCAACTAACTCACTACTCTTTTTAATAAGGTAAGTATGACTATTATCTTCTCCTTCAGGCGGTATCCTTAAGTACAGTTCTTCGTATGCATCAAAAAACTCTTCTATAGTAACCTCCGTTACAGCATCTGGTATAGTAATAAAGTTTTTAAACGAACGATCAATAGTTTTATCAAACTGTTCTTTATTATATACTGTTTTATTTGTAGATATAGTCTTAGACATTTCTTACTACTTTAAATATATTTTTATCGTCTACAACAATACTACTTCCATCTATCTCTGTTTTAACTAATAGCCTATAGTACCTTTCTGGTTGTAGCCCATCCATAAATACATCAAAGTAAGAGCCTGTAGCATCGCAAGAAATCTTAGTATAACTTGTATCAAAGTCAATAATCATTTCTTCTGAATGCTCATCTTTTATAGCCCAATGTGATGCAGCAGGAAGAGCATAGTTTTTTAAGTAAACTGAAGAAGTAGTAAATTCTCTTACAGGATATTTAGGTCTAGCTAAAATTCTAAATCTCTGTTTACCATCTTCTTTATAAGTTCCTTTATTATTATTAATGTTTATTACCGGTTGACTATCTCCTAATACAGGTAAAGTTCCTGGTAAGTAAGAAGAGTCGTCCCATTTAAGTTCTAAACATGGAGGAAAGATAGTGTTAGTATCTCTACCGTAATATTTTAATTGTATAGAAGCAGTTTGATTAAACTCTAAACTATCATTTAGTTTAAGAATTATACCATTATTCTCGATTGATTCGCTATAATGAGTGTTAACTATATTACTCACATCTAAGTTTATATCTCCATCAGTATCAATAGGAAACTCTTGAACCGCTTCTAAATTAACACCGTTAGAGCCTGTCCACCAATTACCTCCACCTCCTGCGAATATATCGTTGTATGAAGAAGTAGTGTTCGGTGCCATTGCTCCAGATACATCTTCTATAGCAGGAGTTAACCATCTATCTACATTACCTGCAGTTCTATAATACCAGCTTACACCAGACGTATTTATTGGATTATCTTGTATCTTTCCTATACCGTTTATGTAGCTTTCCGATACTGGGTATCCATATATTTTAAAGTTTGTTGGTACTTCGTAAGCAGTACATAAGTATAGTTTTAGATTAGCTTTAACTTCAACTCCTCCTCCAAAGCTATCTATAATTTGTTTTGTTTTAGCGTTATTAAACTTAAGTATCATTCTAGAAGTATGGCCTTGTCCCATTAAAGGATATCCGCCAAGTTCTAATACTTCATCTGTACCGTGGTTAGAGGTACCGGCTTCAGTGTAGATAAAAGTGTCGCTTTCTGGGAATTGTTTAAATATTGCCATCTTATAGTGTTGTTACTCTTCCTTGTATGTCATCATTAGGAAACTTAACTTCAAATATTGAAGGATCTAATGATGGGTATACTATGTTATTTCTTATTGCTCCTTTTACATCGTAAGCATATTCTCCGTAGTTACCTCCTTGTTTATTGTAGATATCTACCGTCTGTACTGTCTGTACTCCTTTTACTCTATCCAATAAAGTAAATATACTAGATAGATTTATAGGTTGGTTTATCGACCATTTACTTATATTAAAATAATCTTTTAAAGCATTATTACAAGCAAGCAGTACGTCTCTTGAAGCAAAATCTGGTAATGTTATTATCTCATAATTAATACCTATATTTACTATAAATGCATTTTTAATATTTATAGCATCAGTTAGAAGCATATATTGTGATAAATACTTCTTAAGATTTTCTTTTAAGCTATCAGTTGCTGTTATTACGTGTTTATTATTATCGTATGCTAAAACGTATAGAGCTAATGCTAGAGGATTATTATCTAATATCTGATCGTTAGCTTGATCTAGTGCTACAGCTTCTTGTGTTACGTGTACCTTGGCTATAGAGCCGAATTGTGGTGGCATAGATAGTGAACGTATACTATAATCTTGTAATGTAACTACCCTTTGTTGTTCTGAAAAGGATCTAATAGCATTCTGTCTTAATTCATCTACAGTATCTCCGTCTCTACCTCCTGCTGATGCTGATAGATTATTAAATGTAATGCTATCTACTTTGCTTTGATCTGTTGCAGTAGTAGTAATATTGTTAATCTTTGTAATAGTATTAGCAGGAACGTTAGCTGTTACTCCTCCTCCTGTTAAGTACCTTATGGTTAAGGTAGTATTAGAGGGTGCTAATCCGTAAGATCTACTGAATAAGAAGTTGGAAGGATCATATGCATAATCCAACCTGCTTACTCCCTGTACTGTTTGTAGACCTACGTTGGTTGGATCTGGTAAAAATGTTGTATCGTCTTGGGATGATATACCAGCCCCGAATTGAATCTGTAAAGAGCCTGTTGAAGTAAACCTAGTAACAAATCTTCTTGGTACTTTCTTTAATGATACCATGTAAGGTACTGTTGCTCTATCAGCTCCTGAATTAACTACATCTTCAAATATAGTATCTTGTCCTAGGAAAGGTACTTCATACCAGGTATTACCGTCTGAATCTGTTATATCTAATACTCTAATAATATCTTTATCAGATAGTGTTATAGTAGCAAACTTTTCTGCTGATTGATAGGTTTCGGTTACTTGATTTATCTTAGCAGAGAATGCTTTTACTTTCTTCTTTAGTAAGAATTCAGATGGATTAGCTCCTACTAAACTATGTATTGTTATTTCTGTAGGATCATACGAACTAGAGAAGTTGAAGTCAACTTTCTCATCTATAATATAATCTACAGCAGGATTAGTTGTAGAAGTCAAAGTAGCGTTAGCACTTAATATAACTGCTTGATTCCAGTTAGGGGTATAGCTACTTCCAGATGCATCTACTTTTTGAGTTACTTCAAGAGTAGACTCTGAGATTGTAGTAGCATGAGGTCTGTATCCCATCATATACGCTAGTGAGTAGAGATTAGCGGGATCTTTAGCATGTTGTAAAAAGGTTTCTTGTAATTGTGTATCCTGGTAAAACGATAATACATCACCAACGTAGGATGCCATCTCCATAAACATCATTCCAGGTGATGTTGGAGAGAAGTCGTTATAGGTATCAGGGAAATAATTCTTAGCAAACTCTTGTAATTGAGTTTTAAAATTATCGAAATTCCTATTGATATATTTTATATCTCTATTTTCAGCCATTATTGTTCAAAGTTTATTATGAGCTCATCTTCGATATTACTATTCTTTATAGCATATTCTAATGTAAACTCTACTAAATTTCTGTCTGCTTCAGCATTTAGTTCTAAATTTTTTACTACAACTCTAGGAAAGTATTGAGCTAAGGCATTTTTTATATGATTATCTATTTCTAGTACTTTCTCTCTAGTAACGTTTTCAAAAAGTAAAGGTCTTAAGCCTGAGCCGAATGTTGGATTCATATATCTTTCTCCAATTCCTGTTAAGAAAAAGTGTATAAGATTATTCTTAATTGCTTCTTTCGTTTCAAAGGTCTGATTAAATACAGCTTTTCCTGAAAAAGGCAAAGAAACTCCTACAGCTTTTCTAGGCTGCAGATCTAATGGATCTATTTTCTTAACTTCAAATGGCATTATAGTCCTGCTTTTTGTTTATCTTTTTTGTATGCAGCATCTAATATCTGTTTAGCTTTAGATAAACCTGGTATAGCGCTTAAGTCTACTCCTGGTTGATTACCTGCACTTATATTCATCTGTGAAGCCATAGAGCCAGCCATATTAGACTTTGGTACTTGACTTGAGTCAAAGTTACCTATGCTTCTGTAATCTTCACTTGTCATTTGATTTTTAGTCATTGCTAACATTTCATCAATTGATC